CTCGAAATCAATGGCATCTACTTCGAGGAAGCGCTGGAGATTGAAGAGCGGCGCTTTGACGCTGCCGTGCGCCGTGTCGGGCGCTGGGCGAACGTTCGCATGCCTCCGGTGCCCGACACGTGGCGATGGCGAACAAAGGATGGGCGCCCGCTGCCGGAGCCCATGGTGCTACTCTCGACCAATCCTGGGGATGATGAGGGGCATTGGATCTTCCGGCGCTGGTACGAAGAAAGCCCGGAGCGCCACGAGCGGCGGTTCCCCGAAATCGGACCGGATGGTTTCCACACGGGACGCATGCTCTCGTACGCCGAAGCCGGTTACGACAAGATTGAGATGCCGTCCCACGAGAACAGGTTCCTATCGGCTACGACGCTCGGCGAGCTGTACGCCCTTGGCGACACGGATAGGACCGTCGAAGGCAGGTGGGGACAGCGCGGCGACAAGATCCACACGGTACACCCTGACTCGCTAGTGGCGGGGTCTCCGGAGCTACTCGACTTCGTGCGTGCGCGCTGTAGTCTGGCGCGCATCCTAGACCACGGCGTGAGTGCGGCATCCTGCGTGCTGTGGGCAGGAGAGGATAGCGACTCCAATATCTACTTCTACAGAGAGCACTACCAGCCAAATCCCCTGATATCGGAACATCGGAAAGCCATTTGGGGCATGTCTCAGGGAGAAACGTACGCCGAGAACCTAGCCGATCCGTCCATCAAGTCGATGGTGATGGGAAAGGGCGGAGTTCGCTGGAGCGTGCAGCAGGAATATGCCGACCGTGGTCTTTACGACGGGCGCACAGCTATCTCGTGGAGCCTCGCGGACAATGACGAGTACGGCACGCGCAACCGCATCAATGAATACCTGCATTGGGATCCCGAGCACCGCAACCCATTCACGGGAGTCATGGGCGCCCCGCGCATGTACTTCTTGACGCGCGCCCCCGGCTACGATCAGGGGCTAGTGCATGCACACGTGCAGCTACAAGCCCAGCGGCGCGAGCGCTTGCCAGACGGCACGTTGACGAACATAAGGGATAAAACTGTTACAGATCATGGGTATGACTGTACCCGCTACTATGTAGCTGGGAGACAGCCGATACGAGCGGCGAAGCCGCGGTATCCTAAGAACAGTGTGGGTTGGGAAATGCAGCGGCGGACACGTGACGAGCACGCCCGCGATGGGCAGTATAATGTCTACGGATAGGTGAGCGCGATGCCACGCAATGATAGCCAACGCACGCGAGTGGGAGAGTGGAAGCGCAAGATCGATGCGGCCGACAAGGTTTACCGGGATTGGGAGACTGAATACGGGGCGCGCGATCTTGAAGCGTTCGTTGTCAAGTCTCAGATGTTTGACAAGTCGCTCCCGGGCAATCGTGGTAGGACGGACCCATACATAGTCAACCTGTTGCTGCCGTCTCTGCTGTCGCGGGTCCCGTCGCTCTTGTTTACGACGCCCCATGTCATCGTCGAGCCGCGCGAGGCAAAGAGCGATGACGTGAAGGAAGAGGCGCAAGCGTCTCCCATGGCCTCTGTGCTTGGTGCTGGAGTCGCTCCGAGTCCTCCCGTGGACGCCGCGGCCAAGGCGCAACTGCGCCAAGACGTTCTCAATACCATCATTCAAGACAAGCGCTCTGGATTCCGGCGCGAAACATCGCTCGCGGTCATGGACTCGTTTTTCCGCTTCGGTGTTGTGGAGGTCTACTACACCGCGGGCGTCGAGAAGGTGCGAGCCCAGGCGCCGACCGAAAGCGCGGTCGATACGGGACAGATGCCAGACCAAAAGAGCGAGGGGGAAGCCCCTCCACTTCGGCGTGTGGTGAAGCCGGGGACCGAGCGCGTGATGTTCAGGCGCATACCGGCCCGGTGCTTCCGCGTGTCTGCCGCTAGCAAGAATGACTTGGCCCGGTGCGATTGGTCGGGCTACTACGAATGGCGCTACCTTGACGACGTGAAGAGCAACGCCAGTTACGCGAATCGCTCCGGTCTCAAGTCTACCGCGTCGGTATCCCAGGACACACTAGGAACAAGCGACGAGACGCACGCGCCAGCCGACGACATGGTGAAGCTATGGAAGATTTGGGATCATCGCGAGCGCAAGCGCTACGTTTTCGTTGAAGGCGAAGAGAAATTCCTGATTGACGGCGAGGAATTCGAGTTCCTTCCATACTCGGCGCTCAAGTTCGTTGACGTGCTAGACGAGTTCCTGCCTGTTCCGCCCACGTCTACGTGGAAGGGAGCGCAGATCGAATACAACGAAACGCGCGATGCCCAGCGTACGCACCGGAGGCGTGCTGCGCGCAAGTACATCGCTCGCGGAGAATGGTCCGATGAAGAGTTGGCAAAGCTGGCGTCACCGGAAGACATGGCTATTGCCAAGGCTCCTGCTGGACCAAATCCGCTTGCCGAC